CTCGAAAGGAGTGTTCGAATAGGAGGACAGTGATGCCCATACCTCTCGCGAGGTCCCGTTTCGTTTCAGATGGCACTACGGTAAATCTGTGGTCGTACCGGTATACTACTAGTAATAGTAGTTTTACCGGTGTCTTTCCACAGCCCTATCCGTTAGTGCGCTGGCCTTCATCATACAGTAAAATGGATGATGTTGTCGGCAACAGAGGACGTTTAAACCCCCTGTATCATCTGTCGATAAACTCGAATGCCAACCGAGTTTTACCGTTCCGCACGACCGATGGCGCCTATGCTTCAGAATTTTCTGAAAATTTAGGTGTTCCCATTGATCCTGACGGTTATTGGTTCGGGTTTAAGGCTATCATTCCGCATCCTTCACCTGTCGTTTTGCAAAACTGGGCGTTACAAGCGCATAGTGCGTTTGCCGACCAAGTTCCTCCAACTGTTAGCTTAGCTAACTTTATGTATGAACTTAAGGATCTCAAGGGTATGATACCCAAGATTGAATCCAGTATTGCAAAGACTGTCTCTTCTAATTTCTTAGCATTCAACTTTGGCGTAGCGCCATTCGTTGGTGATGTTAAGAACTTGATGAACCTTGCTGACACTGTTAATAAGAGGTTAAAATACCTCCGAGAAACAGTAGGCAAAGTTCAAAAGTTGAGATTTAAGAGAACCATTCCCGTTGAATCGTGGAATGGCGATCCTATTATCTCATATCCACTCGAGAACAATAACTTCTTTTCGGAGTTTTCGTTCGAGTTTAGAAGAGTTAACTATCAAGGCGTCTTCAACGCAAGTTGTGACCTCTTCCAAAATTTGGAAGGTCTTGATAGTCAGTTGGGCACGTTGAAGGCCTTCGCCGCTGCTGCTGGATTTAACAATCCTGCGGCAATTGTATGGGAAGCAATTCCATACAGTTTTGTCGTGGATTGGTTTTTCCACTTTGGACAGCAGCTGGATTACTTGGCCGTTCAACCCTTTGGGGGCGAATGGCGTCTAGATAACGTAATGCACTCTATTAAAGAAGAGTGGCAATACGAAATCTGGCAAGTACCACCGCAGCACTCAGAACTTATGCCTTACAATGTAAAGCAATTTGTTGGGAGTGCTACGATACGAAGGTTTATGCGGTTACCTGGTCTCCCAGTGAAATCCGTCGTTTTAACGGACGGTTCACTGACTCCGAAGCAGCTGGCGCTGTCCCTGGCGTTGTTAGAAACTAACAGGCGCTAAATAGCGGTTCTGCCCAGAATACAAGCGTCGTGTATCCTACTTTTTGTAGGTGCCCCTCGTTTGTTAGTGCGAGGTGCTGACATGCTTGCAAATGATCTAACGTTCGATAAAGCAGACGGTACGGACGTGTTGTTCAGAATGGTCTCACAAGACCAAACTGGATCACGCCGGATCGACATCGCGAGTACGCTCGCTCTTCCTACTACGCTTGTTATCAAGCATAGTACGACGGGCAAGCCTCCCGACCTTGTTGATCGCCATCTTGTTCAATTGAACAAGACAGTGACCGCTGCTATCGGTACAGTTACGGCGAACGTCAACTTAACGTTGACTGTTCCTCGTAACGTTGCTATCACCCCGACGATCATTCACGATCTGGTTACCCATATCGTGGATTTTCTGACGGATGGCGCAGCTACCGGATTGGCCACTTCGGCCAATATCGATTCGATCTTGAGGGGCGAATCCTGAGTTAATGACTCAGCGATCCTCCCCTTGGGGAACCTTAGCGCACTTAGATCAGGGTGTGCGCGCAAGCGAGTTGGCCTTGGATGTCCACCTGAAAGGGGAACATGAAAAGCCAAGTCGAGTTTTATCTCGGCCTTCACTCGCAGCTGATTCGTCGTAATCCACTCGGAGCATCTTCATCAGTGAAGAGTCTCGAACGCGACTTGAGTACCGTTAGGTCTCGAGTCAAATTCGAGGGTCTCGCCTTCTTAACCAAGTGTCTTCCCCGGTTGGGAAAGGCTCTTGATTTAGGATTGGTGAGCGGCAAGCTACGATGTCCTGAAGGTTTTGCAACCTTACATGGCACAAGTATACCCGTATTATTCGTGGCATACTTTAGCTTGGTCTTCGATGAAGACGGCTCTCTCCTAGACACGGCATCTGTCGAGGCCATAAGGCATCTTCGACAAGTGCTCTATTTCGCGTATAAGCTTGAACTTCCGTATTCAAAATCTGATGAGCGATCTGTTTTAGATCGTTTCATTCAGACTGATAAGGAACTCGAGCTCTCGTGTAGTCCTCTTGCCAAAGAAATTTTATCCTTGGCAAAGATTATAACGAGGAAGGTCTTTCATGGTTTTAACCATAAAGAAATTCTACCGCGACACGGTCCTGGAGCTGTGGCTACGGGTGAAAGACTGGAGCACAAATGGGAATTTTCCCGTTTGTACAACCAGATTCACCAAGTGTACCCGTACTACGATTATTTCGTATGCGGGGGTGCCCGTGAATTATCTGATCGATTGGATTGGTACAAGAAGTTGCAACGCCTCGAAAGTGGCTTTGCAAAAGTTGTACTTGTTCCAAAAGATTCGAGAGGTCCGCGTCTTATCTCTTGCGAACCATTGGAATACCAATGGATACAGCAAGGGCTTGGACGAAAGATTGCATCTTTTCTTGAATACGATTCGTCGTATACAAGGGGAAAGATCAACTTTACGGATCAAGAGATCAATCGTCAGCTTGCTCAAACTAGCTCTGCTAGTAGAGAGTTTGCTACCCTTGATCTCCAAGATGCGTCAGACAGAGTCTCCCTCCAATTGGTCAAGAGCGTTTTTAAGGACGTTCCTGATCTTCTTAGAGGCTTAGAGGCTTGTCGCTCGACTGGAACGATGCTCCCCTCAGGGGAGTACGTAACCTTTAAGAAATTTGCGCCGATGGGATCAGCTTTGTGCTTTCCCGTCGAAGCGTATATCTTCTGGGTTACTATCGTTTCCGCAGTGATTCACGCTACCAACTTGCCACTGGTAAATGTGGGCAATCTCATCTTTGTGTATGGGGACGACATAGTCGTTCCCACGCATTGGGCTGAGATTAGCATACAGGCTCTAGAAGAGGTTGGCCTAAGGGTCAATCTCGACAAATCCTGTATCGAAGGTTACTTTCGCGAGAGTTGCGGCATTGAAGCCTATAGAGGCATCGATGTCACGCCGGCTCGCTTAAGAACCCTTTGGTCGAATCAACCTAGTGATGGTTCCGCTCTAGCTTCCTACGTCTCTTTGGCCAATAACTTGGATTCAAAGGGATATTTCGAAGCCAGCCAGATGATTTGGGATCGACTTGATAAGGTCTATGGGAAAATTCCCTTTGGCACTTATCGTTCGTCTTTCCCGTGTCGACTGGTTAGTTCACCTGAGATTGCTACTCTATTTAATTGGAGTAAATTTCCCAGGAGACTAAATCGGACTTTCCAACAAGTCGAGTTTCTTCTACCTAGCCTTTCATCTAGGCGAATTAGATCTAAACTCGATGGTTGGACCCGTATGATGCGCAACCTTGTTGCGCCTCCTCACGGTGACCCATCGCTCGTCGTTGTCCCGCGCTCGACG